AGGTAACGCATTGTCTATTGAGGGGCTAAAGGATGACAAGGCAAAAATCAAAGAACTAGCTGATGCAGCCAAGTATTGGGGGCAGCCAGAAGGTCGTGCAGTATTTTATCCAAACATGAAAAAGATCTCAGACGAAGAGTATTCTGAGCAGGTAGACAGAATGAACAATGGTCTGATCCCCTCTATGAATGACCTAGGTGCAGTTATTGCTGCAAAGAAAACCCTAGAACTCTATGGAGATGAATAATAATGTCAGACGAGATTCTTTACATAAACGCTTCGCTTCCTGACGAATCTCCAGAAGTTGATGCCTTTAAGGCACAAGACCCATTCGCAAAGTCTTGGGAAGATCTTAAGCTATTTAATGGTTTAGAAAAGAATTTTAAGCGTCGCTCAGATAGACTCTCTAAGGCAGGAGATCCACTTCTAGAAAGCAGAGTGGTTAATACTGGAGTTGACACCACATCGCTAGGATACCAGGATTCAGCTTTAGCTGTTAGGTCTGGTAAAGACGGTGCACGATCAAAAGAAATTAATCCAGGAACAGTATTCAGAAATGGATACGGAATCTTTGATGTAATTACTCCACCATGGAATCTTTATGAATTAGCAAACTACTACGACACATCGTTTGCTAACCACGCAGCGATTGATGCCAAGGTAGAGAACATTGTGGGGCTTGGGTACGACTTTGAGGTATCAAAGAGAACAATGATGACGCTTGATGCACAGTCAAATGAAAGTGCTTTAGAAAAAGCAAAAAAGCGTATTGAAAGAATGAAGGTAGAGCTTCGTGATTGGCTAGAAGGCCTTAATTCAGATGAATCATTTACTAACATCATGATGAAGGTAATGACAGACTTTGAGGCTACTGGAAATGGTTATCTTGAAATTGGTAGAACGGTAACAGGAGAAATTGGCTATGTAGGCCATATTCCATCTACAACTATGCGTGTCCGCAGAATGCGTGATGGATATGTACAGATTATTGGACAAAGAGTTGTCTACTTCCGTAATTTTGGTGCAAATAACCCTAACCCAATTACCGCTGATCCACGACCAAACGAGATCATTCATCTTAAGTCATACTCACCACTAAATACTTTTTATGGTGTTCCAGACATCATCTCTGCAATTGGATCATTACACGGTGATCAACTTGCATCACAATACAATATTGACTACTTCGGAAACAAGGGTGTTCCAAGATATGTTGTAACGCTAAAGGGTGCAAAGCTATCTGAAGATGCAGAAGACAAGATGTTCAGATTCTTGCAGACAAACCTAAAGGGTAATCACCACAGAACACTTTATATCCCATTGCCTGGAGACTCAGATACCAACAAGGTAGAGTTTAAGATGGAGCCAGTAGAGACTGGAACACAAGAGGCATCATTTAACGAGTATAGAATTCGCAATCGTGATGACATCCTTGTAGCACATCAAGTTCCTCTATCAAAGATTGGTGGTGGAGACTCTGCTGCTATTGCTGCTGCTCTTGCCCAGGATCGTACATTCAAGGAGCAAGTTGCAAGACCTAGACAGGATGCAATTCAGAAGATGATCAACAAGATGATCAAAGAGAAGACAGACATTCTAGAGTTTAAGTTTAATGAGCTAACACTTACTGACGAAATTGCACAATCACAAATTCTTGAAAGATATGTTAAGAACATGATTATTGTTCCTGACGAGGCTCGTGATATTTTGGGAATGGGTCCAAGACCTGATGGGGATGGAAATAAGCCACTAGAGCTAAAGCCACAGGAAGCCCCTAATAGTACTGGAAATGACGCAAGAGATGCACAACGAGCAAACAACGCATCTGACAGCACAGCAACAGTAGCTGGCAGAAATCCAAAAGGTGAGGGAAGAGCCAGCCAATAATAAAATGTGATATAATAGTACAAAATGTTATAAAAACGTAATATTGCAAAAAAGGGCTCTATAATTATACTACAATGAC